TATAATATTTTTTCATTTTTTAATATCCAAACATTGTATCTGCAATACTGTTAATTTTTTCATCCTTTTCTCTTGCTTCTCTTGCTTCTTGTATATAATCTCTAGCTCCTGTATGTCTAGTCATAATCATATATCTTAACGCATCGTAAGCATGATCATCTGCCTTTGTATCTACATCTTCAGGATTTTGTTTTGATAATGGAAGTGTAGGTAGTGTTCGTATCAAATTAGTACATGTTTTAAAAATAGTTAACCGTGGTTTAAGAGATAAACTATCTATTTGTAATTTTCTATGTATTGCAATTTTACCAGCTATTCTATCTCTATCTGCTGGTAACCATCGAACTCCTCTTCTTATCATTGTTTCTGCAATACTAGCACCTGTTCCTGTTTTATTCCAACAACTGCTATCCAATACACTCATCATAATTGTTGGATCATCTTTTTCCAATTCTATTATAACATTGGCTAATTGTTCACCTGTATGATTTTTAACATATAGTTCTCTATATATTACTATATTACCATCCCAGTCAACTGCACCCCATAAAACACAAGAGGGAGATGCATATCCATAGTCAGCTGCTCGTATTCTATTCCAGCCCCTAGGTAATGTTATAGGATCAATAACATGTATTGTTCTATCAAATTCTGTAAATGCTGCACCTTCTGCAACATCCCAATCACCTTCTAATAATCGTTTTCTTTCTACTTCAGGAAGAGACATCAACATCGCTTGATATTCTCCACCTCGTGTTAAAAATGGATTATCAGTTAGTCGTGCAGGAATAAATTTTCTATGAAATAATGCTTTACCTGCTCTTTCTTTATCTGGAAAATTTTCCGGATATTTCAATTCTGTTTTTGTTTCTATATCTACTGCTGGAAATGCTATATTAGGGGGTGAAGGATCAATATACATCTTTTTAATCCACCAACCACCAACACTGCCCGGATTTGCAGTACATCTCATATAGGGAATTATACTTTCATCTGTTGTTCTCAAACGAGAACGAAGATATTCCCAAACATAAGGTGTTGGATAGTGTGTTATTTCATCTATTCCTATCCAAGAAAACGCTTGTCCTTGGTATCTTGTAACATCTGTATCTTTATCAAGATATGAAAATAATGCTGTGGCTCCACTAGGAAACTGCCACATACTTTTTGCTTCTTTAAATACAGCACCCGGAAATGCTTTCGGGTAAAACTGTTTGCTTTTATCTATTAATTCAGTAAGTTCACCAAGAGTCCTACGAAGTAGGAGAGCACGATGATTGCCATTATCAGCATACCGCAATAAATCAGCAAGTAACGCATAGCTTTTTCCCCCACCAGCAGCCCCACCATATAAGACATCTTCTTCAGGACTTGCCAAGAAATCCGTTTGAGGTCCTTTGTTAGGTTTGAAAACAATCGGTCTGCCATCTAATATTTCCTTTACTACTTTTGGTTGTTGGTTTAAATCTTGTGTTATTACCTTCTTATGTAGAGCTTCTTCTATCTGTTTTGCTTTTTGTTTTGCTTTTCTTGAATCGGCTGCTGCTTTCTGTGCTTTTTTCTTTGCTTCTCTAAGTTTTCTGTTAGCTTCTATTTCAAGTTGTTTTTCACGAGTATAATGATAACTTCGCTTTGGTTTTTCTGGATTGCTCAGTGTGTCCTCTACCATTTAATTTCCCTTTGCAGTTAGACTTACCATAGTTTTTACTCATCTTTAAAATCCTTCATAAATTTATCAAAATCTTCTGTAGACTTTTTTTCGAGATCCTCTATAACATCTCCTGTTCGTTTTTCTAATATTGTTTTATAATAGCCTACTATATCAACAGGTGTAACAACCATAGCAATATCTCTGCTTATTAATTTATTTGTTCTTTTCCAATCAGCATAGACTTTATCTGCTAAGCATTTAGCTACTTCTTGTAACATTTCTTCAAGATAAGTAATATCATCTTTCCTATCTTCTGGAACTACATTTACCATAATTATTTCGGTATCTTTACAGGACCTATTTTTTTGTATGGTATGTACTCTCCATTTACTACACCCATCATCTGTCCTCTTGTTTTACCGCCCTTTATAACCTTTACTGGTTTGATAGGAATCCATTTCCCATCTATATAAGCTTTACGCATAGAGTCTTCTGGCGTAGCCTTTTCTCGTGTGTTATATTTAATCACTACTAAGGATAATGTATACCTTCAAAACCAAAGGGGTACCATAATTGTAATAACCCAACTGTAAGTATACCTAGTAATAATAATAATATAATCATTTTAATAATCATTTATCTCTTGTTTGGCTTTGCACCATGAGGACCTGTATGTCCTGATAGCTTACCTGTTTTCTTAATAGTTAAAATATCATTGATTAATCTCATAATCTTTTTTTTATGTCGTCTACCCATTTTATATTTTTAATATCCATATAAGAAATATTATAATGGCATAAAGAGCTGTTATATATAATACGAGCATGCCCCAATCATCACTTTGTATAGAAAATAAATCTATCATCGGATAAAGGGCATCATTAATTATTTCTCGAAATTTCTCCATCGTTTAGCCCATAGCCAATTTCCTAATTTAGTGTGTTGTTTCTGAACCCAATCCCAGAATTTGTTGTGATAAAATCTAGACATTTTGATACCTTTTTTTCTTCAAATGCTTTTTTTCCATCGGATTTATAACAGGCATGTTAGACTTTATTGCTGGCGTTCTGATAGGTGTGTGTGCTTGTCGACCTCGTCTACCTACAGCCCTAGACTGTTTATGATGGTCAATACTAAAATCAGATTTAGGTATTTCATTGAAATCTGCTTTTCTAGTTGGTGTAGTATATTTTTTACTTGTCATTATATGTTGTTTTACGTGGTGAAGTATAGGTGTTTACCTTGCCACCATATGCTTTTCCAAGATGTTTTGTTCCTGATTCTTTACGTTCTTGTCGTTTCTTTTTCTTAGAATATTGATCATATAAAATACCTGCTACTACAGTAGCTGCACCTATTGGAGTTCCTATACGAGCCACTTTACGCAATGTTTTTGTTCTATCCCATCCTTTTTTTAATTTTTCCATTGTTTCTGGGTTAGCAAGTTTATTTTTCATTACTATCATTCTTGCTTCCCATACTTTTCTAGATACAGGGGGTGCTCCTATTTTTTTTAAGTTATCATTTAAAGATTTAAAACTCATAGTTATTATTCCTTTTTCGGTGGCAATACTACAATACCGTGGATTGCCCTCACGTTGTGGTCTATTGTTTCTTTTTTGCCAAGTCCTACCCTATTGAGTATGGATTCAGCAGCTTTCATACGAAGCTCACTAGTCTTAACATTACTGCCATCATCATCCATTGTTTGCTTTAATCTATGGACTGCTTTTGGTCCGTGTGTGGCTAATTCTGTTTCGCATCTATTAATAATCTCTTGACGAAGTGTCTTGGATAACCATTTTCTAGAATACTTTGAATACCCTGAATCAACAGTGGCTTTTGATATATTACCACCATTTTCAAACAGTTTATTTAGAAATATTTCTTGTTTTTCTGTTAGTTCTCTTTTTACTGGTAAATTCATCCGGTTTACATTTACATCCTAATTTCTGTAATTTACTATCAGGATTACCCACAATAAAATGATTCAAACGATCACCTTTATTATACCATGTAAGTAAATCATCAATTCGAAGCCTCAAATCGGGTATTTCTGTTATCAGTTTTTTTGGGAGTATTACATCGCCATCTTCTATCTTGTAATGCATAGTTAGTCCTTATATTTAGCCTTTCGTACAGGACCTCCGTATTGTTTTTTTACAGGGTATGGATCACTTTGTAACTTTTTATCAAATCTACTATGACCCATATCTTTAGTTTTTACTGGTTTTGAAAATATTCCTATAGATCTTTCATCAGCGTCTAAAAGCTTTGCTTTCTTCTGTGCTTCAGTTTTAATTTTTGGATTACTAGATACATATCTATTAAATAATTGTTTTCCTTTTTTTAATCCATATTCAGCTACAAGTTTACCATATTTTTTACCTGCAGGTGTCTTTAATGCTGCATTTGCTAATCTACTTAAACCAGCTATTGTTGCCCATGCGACTATTGGTATTGCCATTGTTTTGCTCTCCTCTAATTTCTCTGTTAATAATATATTAATAGTTATCTTTTTCTTCTAACTCTACCGCCCTTTTTCATACCTCTACCGCCTTTAGGACTCCATTTCATTGGCGGATTTTTCTTCTTCGGTTTTGCTCCTTTTGCTAATCTATAAAGATAAGCCATAGCTTCAGAAGCTACACTTCTTCCACCTTTTCCACGTATTGCTCGACGAGCAACACCATAAGCTTGTGCTGCTTTACCTAGTGGATCTTTTCTATAGTCTTTTTTCTTTCCGTTTGCCATTGTTTTACTTTCCTTTAATTTCTCTGTTAATAATATATTAATATTTGGCTTTTCGTACAGATCCGCCATATTGTTTTTTTATCTTACCTTTTACCACATTTTTTGCTACTTTATATCCTCTGGACAATAAATCAACAATTTTCTGTTTACTTTTTTTTGGTAATTTTTTCCATATTCTACCTACTGGGTGTTTCTTTGCTAATTCTGCTGCAATAAATTTAGGACTTACTGCCTTTCTTGCTATAGCATGACCTCTACTTAACAAATCTTTTACTTTTGATTTCTTTGTTTTTGGTAAATCTTTCAGATCAGCTTCTTTAAAAATAGTCATTGTTTTGCTTCTCTCTAATTTCTCTGTTAATAATATATAGGTTTTCTAACTGTGTTAGAATAGTTCTTCTTCTTCTTTATATTTTTTAAAATAGCTTTCCCTACTCCATAAGATGCCCCTAAAGCAGGGTTCATCTTAGTAGCTGCAAATAGTACTGGATCAGCAATAAATTCATATGTTTTTCGTTTCTTACTTTTTTCCATTGTTTTGCTTCCTTCTAGGATTCCCTGTGTTATCAAAAGGTAGGCATAGAGTTTGCCTCTAACTTATTCAATAGCCCCTTGATATAGGGGTGCACCGTAGTTATGATAACTAATTGGTGCTGAACCTACCTTTTGCCCCATATGGGGAACTGTGGTTATTTGTCAACTCCAACCTCTCTTTTGTATAATGGATGTTAATCCTTAATTGTTAAGATTTATGATAGGGATTTGAGTAAATAATCCTATATTTTCATTATAGTGCTGTAGAGAGATTTGTCAAGTCTTTTCTAAAAAAAATAAAAAAACTCTTGACAGATCCTGATCTCAGCAGTATAATGGGATTAGAGCCCGTGGGGAACAGATATATCCCTTAGGGTAAGCAAAACAACTCCTCAGATACATCTAGGGTATTGCTAGGATAAGCAAAACAACCCCAAAACTAAAAAATAGAAATTTATTCGAGGTATTGTATACAGCCATACCGCCACCCGTAGTGGACCAAGCCTACCCTTTCAATATAAAACATACTATATATAGTAGATTGCTATGATTTCTCATAACTGATATAAGTGAATCTTTCATTGAACCTAGTTATCCTGTTAGAGATTTTTAGGATGTAAAAGGGTAATTTCTCAAGAATAAATCATAACTTTAACTAGATGTTATCCTGTGATGTGATGTGGGTGGGTTTTTTATCTAGACTGACAAGATTTTATAGGGTGTATTAGGGTGGGCTTGGGCGATACTTTAACAACTACCTACAATGTCATCAAATTAGTAACTTCAGCCTCTTATGGTGCATTTAAAGGCTAAACAAGGCTACCTTGAAATACTCCTCAAGGTAACCTAATTAATGCAAAACAATGTGATTATTTTAGCCTTTGGTCAGTATAGATTTCAAAAGATATATAGATGAAAAACAATAAAGCACAGATTAGAACAGCTGTTCCCATTGTTCCGAATACCTCAATACTTGCATTCCATAATTCACTCATAGTAAAGCCTCTCTTTCAACTTTATCAGCTACTCTATGATTATCCCAAAAGTTACAGGCTATTTCAAACCAAGATACATTTTGCACAAATCGTTCAACTATTTCTTGTGTCAATAGCTCCTCGTAGCCTCTCCCTTTGTATTCTCGTGG